CTCTAGTCCACACAATTCGAAGAATTGTATGTATCCAAAAGACCAAGTCGCAACAGGTATTAACCTGCCTGATAAATGTGACAACGCATCGTCCCACGCGAAGGGACTAGGCTGTCGTTGTACTACTAGCAACAAAGCCGAAATCAGACCTATAGAAAAGGTTGATGTATCTCGGGTAGTAGTGGTGATTAGGAAGAAGCTTCTGAAAAAAACAGATGCTTTGTTCCGCGGCCTTCAATTGGTACTGATTCATCATCAGTGTCCAAAAGAGGTCGTCGATGACCTTAAAGAACAGGTCTTCGAGTACTTTGGTGTTTGTGATAGTGAGAAGCTATGGCTTACGGGGGCTAAACGCCTCCTTGCCGAGCCTCTTGCTAAATACCTTCGTACGGATCTTCCTGAAACGACTGGACGTGATTTTTCGTTCAGTGGTAAATTTAGGAGATGGGCAAGTACACGCCTCAAATTTTTCAATAAGAAGAATGTGCACTTGTGGTACAGTTGGTTGCAGTGTAAGAGATCCTGTCTACCTGTTTGGGATTCAACCCTCGAACAGGCATACAAGGACCACCTTCAGCTTCTAACCAAGGATGATTGCGGTGATCTTTCGGTCATTGAGAGAATCTTTGGGAACCCTCTTTTCCAGAGGGTTCTGACTGATGTTAGGGCGTCCGTTAATAGGGTTTGCCATGATGATTTTATCACCATGACACCTAGTTGCGGTGCGGCCTTCGAACAGTCGAGGTCAAAAGGTGGGCAACGTGGCGCATTAGCTCGTTCCGTTAAGGAGGAGCTACACGATGCCTCTCAATCACTAATTGTTGATGGAACTTCGGCTCCGAAAAGACTACCCAATGATTTGATGTACGATGGCCGTTACTTTTATGAAAAGAACAGCGATCGACCTCATCTTAGTGTCTTACTAGGGCCAGAGGAAGTGGATGGGATAAAGGGTCTCACCCATAAGGAGTGGATAGAGCAACTAGTGGTGAAGTACCAGAAAGCCTCTCGGGGCTTTGTCTGGTCGACGCCTGAAGAAAGGGGTATGGATCCGTCCAACCCTTCTATTTTAGTTGCTTGTAAAGCACTTACTTATGATGAGGTCTATAGGCCTACCATGAGTGTAACATTACCTGATGTTGCTACTCACCTTGTTCATATGAGGTGGTTTCCAAAACTCTTAAATCTTCACAGGACTGGACAATGTGTTGTCTCCATCCGTGAAAGAGTTGGTCGCGAGGACTGGGATAAGATCTTGTTCGAAAAAAGATTTGATTCTCTAGTTAAGACCAATCTCGATTGTACAATCCAGGGCATCTTGGAACCGAATAAGGTTCGTATTATCAGTAAGGGTGAAGCTCTGCCTTATTATAGTATGAAACCTCTCCAAGTTGCGATGCATGACGCGTTACGCAAAATGAGCTGTTTTAAGCTTCTCGACCGCCCCTTTGGGGTCGATGACATGATAGATTTAAAGAAGAAGAGTGAATCTTGGTTTGAGTGGTTTAGCGTTGATTACAAGAATGCAACCGACGGCCTTTCCTACCGTTTCTCAGAAAAAATCCTTAACAGTCTTATCGCTGAGCTCCCTGAGGAGCTGCAAAAGATCTGTCGGCAGGTTTTGGGGCCACATAGGCTCCATTACCCTCCGAGTGGCCTCATCCTTGGTGGATGTGGTCACATGGATGATTTCTCAAAAATGGTGGGGATAAAAGGATGCAAGGTGTGTTCTACACCTGGCCCTTCTAATCCTCCGGAGTACCTTGGTACTATGCGGAATGGTCAACTCATGGGTTCAATCCTTTCCTTTCCTATACTTTGCCTAGCTAATCTCGGTGTCTTCCTTGAAACAATGTCCATTTGGACAGATTCCTGGTCTGATGAGGAAATCCTCGGTCACGTTTTAATTAACGGCGATGATATGCTCTATGCAGCACCACGGTGTTTCTGGAAAAGACATGAATCGATAGGTCTTTCTGTCGGTTTAGAGATGAGCGTAGGTAAAGCCTATCACCATAGCTCATATGCTAACGTTAATTCCTG